CAGACTACCGAAGCACATGCAGGAAGGGGCCAAGCTCTACGTCGAGCACGGCAAGCTCAGTGGCAGCTTCCTGACGGCGATCCTTGAGAACGACTTTGTGTCGGCCGCCTGCAATGCGGATCACATCAACCTGATGTTCCTGCACAACTGGGCGAGTTGGTTGCTGAACGACGCACCGATGACCTGCTGGGGATCACGCGAGGCTGTGACTGCGTGGTGCGACGCAGGAGGCCTCGAGGGGATGAAGGAGTAGTTGGATACCAGATCCGCGAAAAGATTGCACCACGGGCCAGGATTCGGCGCTCGTGGGCAATCAGCGCGGACCACTGCTCGAAAGATAGCGAGGGAAATTGAGTCTACTTGACCAACTGGTGGTAGAGTTCGTAGGATAGCAACCAACATAGGCCGGGAGTGCGTTCTTTCCCTCCGCACCGAAGGCCCTCGACCTTGCCCTCAGAGACCCTGAGGCTGCGAGCACGAGAAGCTGTGAGATCTCCCGGTCTCCGCTTCCCGTGCTCTTTTTTTTGTGGTGGTGCCATGGCAGATACGGCAATCGAAGAGGCCACAGAGACGCAAGCAGCTCCGAAGGAACCGCGCTACTACCTGGATCGGCTGAACGAGCTGGAGTCAGAGCGCTCGAGCTGGGAAGCCGAGTGGAAGCAAATCAACAAATACGTGTTCCCGCGACGCTCGATCTTCAGTGAGAAGAAGGGCCAGGCCCAGCGCGTGGGACAGGACATCTACGACGGGACCGCGATCATGGCCAACAACATGTTCGCCAACGGTCTCATGGGATACTTCATCAGCCAGGCCCACCCGTGGTTCAAGAACCAGCTCCCGTGGGAAGAGGCCAACGAGCTGCCGGACGTGCGCGAGTGGCTCGACACTGTCGAGAAGACGATCTACGACGACTTCCACAACAGCAATTTCTACGAGGAAGCGGTCGAGATCCTGAAGGACGCCGGCGCACTGGGCACGGCGTGTCTGTTCATGGAAGAGGACGAGAAGAACAACCGCCCGATCTTCCTCGCGATCCACCCGAAAGAGTTCTACATCGACACCGACAAGTACGGCCGCGTGGACACTGTCTACCGATCGTTCTACGCGAGCGTGAAGCAGCTCGTGGACAGGTTCGGCTACGAGAACTGCAGCGGCCAGGTCCAGGGCCTGTACAACTCGAACCAGCTCACCGAGCGGGTCGAGGTGCTGCACTGCGTGGAGCCGCGGGAAGAGCGCGACTCGACCATGCGCAACAAGCGGAACAAGCGATTCGCGTCGGTCTACCTCGAGCAGGAGACTGAGGTGCAGCTCGACGAGGGCGGCTACGACGTGTTCCCGTACTTCGTCCTGCGACTGTCCACCAACTCCGACGAGAAGTACGGCCGAGGCCCAGGATCTGACGCGCTCGTGGACGTGCTACGGCTCAACAGGATGTCGAAGGATCTGCTGAAGCAGTCGAACAAGCTCGCCGATCCTCCAGTCAACGTGCCGGAGGAGATGCGCAATCGCACCGACTTCCGCCCCGGTGGCGAGAACTACATCAGCCGGCCCGACATGGTGGTCTCACCGATCGAGCAGTCTCCCCAGTTTGCACTTGCCCTCGACCGCGAGCAGTGGCTCCGAGAACGCATAGAAGAGCACTTCATGGTGGACCTGTTCATGATGATGCAGCGCATCGGCGCTACGAACATGACGGCGACCGAGGTGATGGAAAGACAAGCGGAGAAGGCCGCGGTCCTGGGCACTCTCATCGGGCGGATCGCGTCCGACTTCCTCGATCCGCTGATCAACGCAATGTTCGTGTTCGGTCTGCGCTCGCAGCGGATTCCGGCGCCGCCCAACACGCTCGCTGTCTGGATGCAGCGCACCGGCCGGCGGACGGCCAGTCTCGGCATTGACTACATCGGGCCGCTCGCCCAGGCGCAGAAGAAGTTCCACGCCACCCGCGGCATCAAGCAGGCGATGTCAGCGGTGTTCCCGATCGCCCAGATCCGCCCCGAGGTCATGGACAACTTCAACTGGGACGAGATCTCGAGGGAGCTGACCGAGGCGGAGGGCCTGCCGGCGAGGCTGTTCGTTGACGAGCGCGTGGTCATGCAGATCCGCGAGCAGAAGATGCGAGCCCAGCAGGAAGCGATGCAGCAGCAGCAGCAGATGCAGGGCGCTGAGGCGTACCAGAAGATGAAGGACGCGCCCGGTGAGGGCAGTCCGATGCAGGGCATCAACGAGATGCTGCGAGGCGCAATGGGAGGTGGACAAGGTGCTGTTCCGGCGCAGTGATCCAAACGCGAAAGAGGTGTTTGAGATCGGGGAGGACTTCCGGCGGATGTTCTCTACCCCAGAGGGCTCGCGTGCGTTCGCGTACCTGGCGCTCATGTGGGGTCACTTTGGTGGCAGGATGGAAGGAATGCGCCCTGAGTTTCACGACGCGTTCAATTGGATTCTCGACGTGATGGGGTTGAACCACATCGACAACGTGCAGGAGCTGGCAAATGCGCTCCGCGGCGTATATCCGGTGATACCCAGGCGCGAGACGCTCGCTCCCGAGGGGCTGATCCTCGAGGACGAGTCTGACGAAATAGGCAACTGGCGCCGTACAGGCGCTTGAGGCAAAGGAGCTATAGATGGCATTGAGGCAGCTTGACCCTCTGTATTCCCCAGAAGGCGATGAGCCGGCTGGTGGCGCAGGACAGGGTGGCGACAGCGAACCGCAAGGCGACGGTGGTGCGGAAGACTCGTCGAGTTCGAACGCGCCCTCGTACCCCAGTTTTCACAACCAGTTCCCAGAACGCCTGCGTGGACACGAAGCGTTCGGTCAGAAATCTCTCGGAGAGATCGCCGAACAGTTCGTGGAGCTTGCAGGACGACAGGACCGGGTGGTGGAGATCCCGGGTGAAGACGCATCCCCTGAGAAGCGGCAGGAGTTCTACCGCAAGCTCGGCGTGCCGGAGAAGCCGGCAGAGTACGAGCTGAAGAAGCCTGAAGACTGGCCGAAGACCTACACCTGGGACCAGAAGGACGCTCAATCGTTCGCGGAAGCGGCGTACAAGAGCAACCTCACCAAGGAGCAGGCCGAGACGTTCTACAAAGCGATGCTCGACAGGAGCAGAACGGTGCGGGACGGATCGTACATGAAGAGCCAGACCGAGAAGGAAGAGTGGAACAATGCGCTGCAGCGGAAGTTCGGCGACAACGCGCCGGCGAAGCTGGAGCTGGCAGACAGGGCGATGGAGATGATCGGGTCACCGGCATTGAAGCAGAAGCTCGAGCAGGTCGGGCTGACGCGCTACCCGCCACTGGTGGACGCGTTCCTGAAGGCGTGGAATGAGATCGGCGAGGACAAGATCTTCGCGGGTGTCACTGACCGCAGCGGGACCAACTACCAGGAGCAGGTGAGCCGGAGGTATCCGAACACCAAGTTCTGATGAGTTTGGAGGCCGCATATGGCTAACAACAGTATGATGCTGCTGCACACCCTTGGAGAGGTTCGACAGCGGCTCGATCCAGACGGCATGATCGCCGATATCGCTGAGGCGATTGACGAGGTCAACAACATGCCGTCGGACTTCATGTGGATGGAGGCGAACGACAAGACTTCGCACCTCTACACCAAGCGGGTGGCGTATCCCACGCCATCGATTCGCAGGCTCAACGCCGGCGTGACGCCGTCGAAGAGTACGACCGGGCAGGATCGCGAGGCGATCATGATGCTCGAGGACTGGAGCGAGGTTGATGTCAAGCTCGCCGGCCTCAGCGGCAACCCGGCTGGCTACCGCTACACCGAGGACATTGCGTTCGCGGAAGGCTTCAGCCAGGGCATCCCCGGCTACATGATCTACGGATCTGGCGCCGACGAGGAAGTTCTCGGTCTCGCGAATCGGCTCAACGCTCTCTCCCACCGCAGCGTCTACGGCGCCGGCGGCACGGGCGGCAGCCTGAGTTCGATCTACATCGTCGATCACGGCGTGGATGTCTTCGGCATCTACCCCACCGGCTGCCCCGCGGGGCTGAGCTACGAGGACCTGGGCGAAGAGACGATCCAGCCCGCACTCGGAACTCGACTGCGCGTGTACCAGTCGCTGTTCGGCTGGGACTTCGGTCTCGTGGTCCGCGACGATCGCAAGATCGCCCGTATCGCGAACATCAACGTCGCCGACCCGACCAGCGGAACGCCGGCCGCGATCGACAACCAGGTGATCTACGCGCTGAACCGAATGCCGCGTGGCACCCGTGGAACTGGAGTCACCATGTACTGCAACAGTGACGTGATGACGATCTTCGACATCCTCGCGAAGGACAAGACGAACGGCAACTACGGATGGGATCTGAAGTTTGGTCAGCCCGTCATGATGTTCCGGAACTCGATTCCGATTCGCCAGGTCGACCAGATTCTGAGCACGGAAGCTCAGGTCAGCTAAGGAGGGCACAGATGAAGGGTTTTGTTGACGCAAATCTGATCCTCTCCGACTCGCAGGCTGTCCTCGGCGTCGATCTCCCCTCGACCAATGCAGTGGGCCTCCCTGAGGCACTGCTCGGCGAGGGGCATCCGCTCTACCTCCACATTGCTGTGGACGTGGCGTTCGCCGGCGGCACCAACATCAACTTCGAACTGCAGGACGCTGCCGACAACGGCAGTGGCGCTCCTGGCACGTTCGCTGCGATGGGCATTGAGAAGACGGTTCTGACCGCCGCTCTCACTGCGAACACGGAGATCTGGCGCGTGGCGCTCCCAAGCGACACCCGTCAGTGGGTACGCGTCCTGTACGACGTGACTGGCACGATGACTGCCGGCACGATCGATGCATGGATCAGCGACCACTAAGTTGAATCTCGCAGGGGCTTCGGCCCCTGCGTGTCGTTCCAACCAACAGGTAAACCATGAGCGATGAAAAGAAAGCAGACGACAAGAAGCCGGCGCCGAAGCCCAAAGCGAAAGAGCGGGTATTCAAAGCGAAAGTGAAGGTGTTCGTGAACGGCCGCCTTCTCCAGGAAGGAGAGGTGTACCAGGGATCGCAGCCGATTCCCGAGGGGTCGCTCGAGCACTTCGAGGAAATCAACGCGTGAGCACCGCGAGGATGGAGAGACGGAAGGCGTACTACTACAAGTGCGTCGAGAACTGCTTTTACCAGGGCCGACTGTGGCGCCGCGGAGAGCACGTTTACAAGTTCAACTCCATGCTCAGCGGGCCGATGTCGGACAACTTCGAGCTGGTCGATGAGAAGTACGAGCCGATGGTTCCGACAGACGAGCTTGCGTATGACGTGGTGGGCGACGAGAAGCGATTCCGACCCAGCGCGTGGGAGTAACCATGACGACACTCGAGCTTGCCAACCGTGCGCTCCGCATTCTCGGAGAACCGAAGCTGTCCTCGTTCGCTGACAATGGGTCAGTGTCCGCCGTGATCAACGACCTCTTCGAGCAGACGTTCAATCTGATGCTCAAGGAGGAGGACTGGTACTGGGCGCGGAAGCGAGCCGAGCTGGTCGAGGACACGCTGCTGACCCACTACTCAGAGTGGGAGTACGTGTTCGATCTGCCCACCGATCTGCTGCAGATCCGCAGCGTGACCAACCAGATCAAAGAGGAGATCCCGTATGAAGTAGAGCAGGGACATTTGTTCACCAACTTCCCGGCGTTCACCGACGCGGACGGGAACAACTACCCGCGGATGCTGTACACCGCGAAGGTGCTGGACTCCGGCTCGGTGGAGCCTGACCTACTGTCTGGTTACGCAGACACCATGACACCGGAGTTCGAGAAAGCGTTCGCCGCCCGGCTCGCGCTCGAGGCGTGCATGACCGTGACCAAGGATCAGCAGATGCTGCAGACGGTGCGCGGCGAGTACTTCCTCTCGCTACAGCGGGCCGCCCAGCTCAACGCGATTGCGCAGCCAGGGTTCGGAGCCCGCGAGTACGACGACTGGTCGGACCCGGTCGAGGGGGGCGGATGGCGCTCGAACGTAGGCTGGTAACCGACTTCTCGCTCGGGCAGATGTCCGACAGGTACGCAGGACGCATAGACGCTCAACTGCGCACCAGAGGAGCAGAGGAGATCACCGGGTTCGTGCTCGGCAAGGACGGCGGGCTGCGCCGGCGGCCGGGCTCGATCTTTGTGCGTGATGACCTGGGGATCGCGCCGGCGGCCGACCGGCTCTACAACACGAGCGGAATCCCTGCGTTCACTGTCTACCGTGACGGCGTGGCGCGGTGGCTCGCGTACATCGACAACATAGGCCCATCGTTTGAGGCCCGGCAGCTCAACGGCGTCGGCACCAAATCGATTGGCGACGGTGCCCTCGAGCCCGGCAAGCGGCTCTCGCACGCGGCTCCGTTCCGAGATCCTGGAACCACGTACGACTATCTGTTCTGCTGGACAGACGGCGATGCGTTCTACGTGGACCTCGACAACAACACGGTCGCACGATCGACCGACGTGGATCTGGCGACCTACTACCAGAACCGGCTGATCGGCATCCTGCGATCGACCGGCGTGATCAACATGAGCGAGGTGCTCGACCCGCTGGACTTCACAAACGACGAGGAGACGAATGCTCCGCTGACGGCCACGCCAGACTTTGCCGGCGTGGAGACCCCGAAGTGGATCAAGGGCCGCCAGTCGCTGTACGTCGGCACGGACGCCGCGGAGTACGAGATCTTCAGCGCAGAGCCCTACTTCACTGAGGAGCTGGGCGGACTGATCATCAGGCGTATCACCGACATCGGAGCCGAGCAGGCAGAGTACTTCGGGCCGTCGATGGTGATGCGATCGCTCTCCGATATCATCCTGATTCAGTACACCGGGCAGAGCTTCGACTACCAGACGCGCTCGATCACAGAGCAGATCGACAACTCGAGGCTGATCTGGATTGCGACCGCGGAGTACGGCACGCACCGCTACTGCTACGCGCTGGACGTGGACGGGAAGCTGTTCGCGTATCTCCAGGCGCCGGGCCCGCAGATCGCCGGCTGGGTAGTGCTCGCGGAGAACGTCGGGTGGATGTCGGTCTACTCGAAGGATCTCTACGTCGGCATCGAGCGCGGAGGCGCGTACTCTGTCGAGGTGTTCCCGATCGCGGAGTTCGATCACCCGTACGAGAGGACCGAGAAGCAGCACGCTGCGTTCCTGGCGAACGACGCGCACGGGGAGCGCAGTGGATACATCACGCTCGGCGCCGCCTCGTTCACTGGCGACACGCTGCCGGCATCGACCACGATGGATCTCTACAAGATCGATCTCGCGAACAGGCACTCAACCTACGTCGGCCAGGTTGACACCACCGCCGGCGGGCTGCTCGACATCACGCTCGCGAATCTCAAGACGCTCGTCGGGTGGACCACAGGCGAGATGGAACTCTACGTCCACGAGGCTGGTCTGTATCCGGCCGGCACCATCAAGACGCTGCCGCTCGGTGGCCTGATCGGTGCGAAGGCGAGAATCGCTCGAGTCATCCTCCAGGTGAAAGATTCATCGGGAGCACGCGTGCGCGTGAACGACGGAACCTGGGAGGAGAAGGTCACTGCGGCCCCAGAGTCGGGACCGTGGGAGTTCAGGGTTGAGCACCGCTACGACGAGGAGCCGCGGATTGAGATCCAGACCATCGGCTATCGTCCGCTCAGCGTGTATCAGGTGCACGTTGAGATCGACGTGGGAGGTGTTTGATGATCGGATTGATACTGTTCGGGGCTGCACTGACTCTCTCCGCGATGGCAATCGCGCAGAAGGACTACGAGGACGCCGAATCCGCAGCCGCAGACGAGGTCGCACGCAAGACTGATCAGGCAGAAGCGGCGGCGGAACACGCCAGAGCGATCGCGGAGGCACAGCTCGAGGCGCAGATCGGGCAGCTCGGCGACGACTTCGAAACCTATGACGCGTGGTACAACGCCCAGGTTGCGGAGTACGACGCCGCGGCCGCCGCCGGCAGCTACACGGGATCGTTCGAAGACTACCTGCGTGAGGAGCAGTCAACCGAGCTTGGTGAATACGGCCGCGAGCGAGCACAGCTCGAGTCCGCGATTCAGATCGCAGAGCGTCAGCTCGCCAACGCACGAGAGAACGTCAACGCACAGTACGAGTTCGCAGAGCGCGAGTACGACGCTGGCGTCACAGCTTCCAACCGGACGAGCCGAAGCGAGCTTGCCGCGGCTGCCGCGATGGGTGTCCGAGCAGGGGCGCCTCTCACGACGGCTGCCGAGAACCAGCGCGTGCGGATGGAGTCACTCGATCTGTACCTGGACCGAGCGACACAGTCTCGCGATTACAATCTCGAAGAGCTGGGGATCAGGGAAACAGAGATGGCCAACTCCGCCACCATTGCGTTCGGCGGACTGGACGCAGCGCTTTCCGGCGCCCGTACCTCATATGACCTCGAGGTAGCGGGGGTTGATCTCGACCTCCAGCAGTACATAGACGATCTCAACGCTGGCTACGAGACGAGCTTCAATGATGACGTTCGGCGGCGGCACATTCTGAGTTCTGGCATAGACGCGGCTCAGTTTGCGACAAGCGTGTTCACCACTGGGGCGAACGTCGGAGCGTGGAACTTTAATGCTGACGGCACGTTCTGGAATGCGCTCAATATTGGCGGTGACCCGATTACGATGAGCGGCGCGCCGGTCCCGGCGTTTTAGGAGGAGATGGTGGCACAGATCACGCGAATGGACCTCCTGCGTCAGGCTTCCAGTCTGGCGAACCAGGGGCTGCAGATATGGGGGCTCACGCAGGAACAGCGCCGCAGCTCCGAGTTTCAGGGGGCGCTGACCCGCGCACGCGAAGGGTTTACCACGCTGTTCACGCAGCTCGAGGGCGAGCCCGACTTCAACCAGCACGAGCAGATGTTCATTGAAGGATCGAACGCGATCCTCGAGAACATCTCGCAGGACTTCCTTTCCGACCCGTACGTCAAGCAGCAGTTCGACCTCCAGTGGATGGGGGTCGAGGAGAACGCTCGACAGGCGGCGATGGAGTACAGCAAGGCGAGGGAGCAGGCGTACCGAATCAACCAAGGCTTCAAGGACTTGGAGTCCACGCTCGCGATCACCGACTTCACGCAGTCACGCGTGCAGATGGAGGCGATCGTCAACGGTCTCTACGAAGCGGGGATGTTCGGCACCCAGGCGGAAGACGCTCGCGACGAGATGATGGCCTCATGGTTCCGCGGCGCGGGAGCACAGCTTGAGCAGCGGATCGAGGCCGGCGTCAACGCAAGCGACAAGGAAGCGATCTCTGCGACGATCAACAGCGCACTGCGGGCCGGCGTGATTGTTGACCCCAAGACGGCCGCCGATCGTGAAGCGGCTGCCCACTACCAGGTGGACTACAACGCCGCGGAGAACTTTGTCCGAGGCGCAATCTTCAGACAGATCTCTGAGACGGAGTGGCAGGCGACAGCTCCCCAGACTGACACCCAGCGAGCGCTGTTCGAGGCAGAGGAGCGCCGCACGCCGGAGCAGCTCATTGCGGAGCGGGCGGAGCAGGTGCGTCGCATGGCGGCGACTGGACAGGGCCCGTTCGGAACGCTGAAACCAGAGGACATGCAGACATTCGTCGAGATGGCAGACGACATCGAGGACGAGGCGATCGCGAATGTAGCGCACCAACGGAAGGAGAACACCCGGCAAGTGCGCGAGATCCTGGGGGAGATGGACTCCCGCGGCCTGACCGACACGGTGACTGGTCTCGACCAGATGATCGCTACGCTGCGCGAGTACGAGTACAGGATCGAGCGGCCTGAGTACATCACCGAGATGAACTATCTCAGGGGACTCAGGGGCGCCCTGATCGCCGAGGCCAACGGAGCCAGAGCGAGGGTTGATGAGGAAGTGAAAGAAACGTTCATCGGCGCGATCGTTGCCAAGGCGGCGACGGGACTTGCCGATAGACAGGATCTGATCGGTGCGCTGGTGCAGGGACTGCCTGGTCAGACCGGAGAGTTTGCAGGACTACTCACCACGGCCGAGTTCCGCACGATCAGCAACTACATCGACGCGTGGGTAGACGACACCGCGCTCGCCGGTGCGTACTCGACTGTCGCGGCCCTGGCCGACAAGGCTGGGCTGCCGGATGCGTTCCAGGAGCAGATCGTCGGACGCATCATGGACCAGATCCAGTCTGGGCTTGGCCGGCGCTACTTCAACATCGACGAGAACGGCGTGATTACGCGCAAGGAGAACTTCGACGAGGCCGGCTTCCAGCAGGAAGTGCAGAACATTTTTGACTCGATGACGCAGGAGTACCGCCGGCGTGCGGGCTCGAACTTCATCCCCGGCGAGGACGTAGATATCGAGGAGATCGGAACCAATGAGGAGCGTGCGCTTGGGTTCCTGTGGCGAACGTGGGACTCGTCCGAGAAGGCGCTGCGTGAGATCGTCAATGGCAAGGGCGCTGGATGGGAAGACTTCAGCGACGATGACGTGGAAGAGATACAGAATATCAGTCGGGCGTATGTCAGCACGTTCGCCAACGAGCTGCGCCTCACGCCGGAGATGCAGGGCAATGTGGCGTCGTCAATGCCAATGGCTGGCGCTCCCTTCATGGTGGTCCGCACGCCTGATCGCCGCCAGCAGACAATCGCGATCGGCGTGAACGAGGCCACCAAAAACGAGCAGCTCTATCTCTGGATCGCCGCGCCAGGCAACATCAATGACGGCAGGTGGGAGCCGATCACTGTCTCACGAGTGCGCGACGACGGGTACATCCACATATCGGGCTACAACACCAGCACGCATCGATACGAGGACGTGAGATAAATGGCAGACCAGATCCAGTTCACCGGGTTTGCGGACGACGAAGAAGAGCAGCTCCCGACTGGTATACGCGAGGCCTCGAAGACGCAGCCCCAGGGCATTGACCCGCTCGCGCACCTGCGAACGCAAGACCCCCTTGCGCCGCCGCCGCAGTCGGCTATTCCAGACGGCCTTGTTGCCGATCCGCTGGTCAGCCGGCCAGATGTTCGAGCGACCGTCCAGGAGCTGATCGCCAACTCAGGCAACCCCGAGGGCGAGACAACCAAGCTGGCCGTCGTGGACATGCTCTACCAGACTTCCGACATGGAGTGGGCGGACATCTACGCCGACTACGACAACATCATTGCGTCGATGAGCGGAGGACAGGAGGTCACGCCCCAGC